GTGGCTGCAGATGTAGCCAACGGCTCCACAGTTAGTGACGCTATCGACGTTCACTTTTGTGACAGAATAGCAGCCATGCTGCACAAAAAGTTCTCTTAATTCACCCCTTATCCTAAACCCCAAGACTTAAACCAATGTCAAACTATGAATGGAATGGTTCTTATCTTCACGGCTCTACTGTCTGTGCAGTTGTTAAGTACCGAGGCCCTATGATTAAAGGTAGTGTATGGCTTGCAACTATTAAACGCGACGCCGAAACCACCTGGAAAGGATCTGCAACTTTTCAGGAGGGCCCTATCGTTGCAGCTTTGAACGCGCTAGCCAAGGCAGGAGTTGACTGGACAGTAACCTCCTGCCACACTATAGACTCAGATACTTATTGTATAGGGTTCTAATTATGCAATATTATTACGACAATTTAGACAATTCTGCTCTGTTAGATGTAGCAAGATTGCACCTAGCTAAATTTAACCAAGCTTGGCTAGTGGTTATGACTAACCACTACAAAAGTGGAATCTACATAGACGCGAAGGTAAAAATGGAAAGACAATACGAAATCATAGGCGAACTTGAACGCTACATCTACAACTCTAGACCTTCGACTTTATATGATTCTTTTAAAGCCTTGGATCCCTAAACTGCTACAATACAACCCAGCGCCCAACCAAGGCGCACCAAACCACCAAACCAAACCACCAAACCAAACCACCAATGAAAACTACACAGACCAGCACCGTTCAATTAATCGCAACGGATAACGTTTCTATTTGGGATTGGAAGGATGAAGTTAGGGTAACTTTTAGAGAGTCGGCAGATAGCAGCGTTGAGGTTGCTGGTGTTAGTACCGAGGAGTTCTTGCGCGCCTGTGTTTACTTTATAGATAGCTTAAGCAAAACAAAAGGGTTATGTAATAACAAACAAAGGCTACTTAATAACCTCTTAGAAGATCTCAAAGTTATGGAAACCAACCAAACAAAGGTAGAAGCATGAAACGCGCGATTCTATATTCTGCCTTGGTGCTAGCTTGTTCGACAACTAGCCTACCCTTGGCTGCATTCTGCACCGCTGCAGGTTTCTACTTTATTCTGAAGGGTGAAACCTAACTAGTTCAAACCTACTAGGCCAGAGCTCACCCTCTGGCCTAGCTCAAACGTACTACCCAGGGTAGGGTAGGAGTTCTGGCGGCGTGGAGCACCGTCCCGGGAACCTACTGGTACAATCTCAACCTACTCTACCCTACTACACAACAGGGGGTAGGGGTCGAGTTCCTGTAGAGTAGTATCTAAGTACCGAAAAAATAACAAATCGTGTCGAACACCGGCTTAACATTACGCCACGCCCAGGGTCAAGTATTCAACAATCGCTCACGTTTCCGCGTCCTCGTTGCCGGTCGCCGCTTCGGTAAATCATATTTAGCCTGCATCGAACTTCTGCGTGGAGCAATCGAACGCCCCGGCGAAACATTCTTCTACGCAGCGCCAACATACCGAATGGCCAAAGATATTGCGTGGAAAGTATTAAAAAAGCTAGTCCCACCAGCTTGGATAAAGGCAAAAAACGAAACCGACCTAAAGCTGGAGCTAGTAAATGGCAGCACGATCGAACTAAAAGGCACTGAAAACGCAATGGCGTTGCGCGGCAGAAGCCTATCTGGCGTGGTACTAGACGAAGCCGCCTTCATGGACCCCGAAGTCTGGTTCGAGGTGATCCGCCCCTCTCTTGCAGACAAACAAGGCTGGGCCTTATTCATCTCCACGCCGGATGGAACAGCCTCCTGGTTCTACGACCTCTGGTGTTACGCCGAGGAAGCCGAAAAGGACTGGAAACGCTGGCAATTTACCACTATCGACGGCGACAATGTACCACCCGCAGAGATCGAAGCAGCACGAAACCAACTCGATAGTCGTACTTTTCGCCAAGAATTTGAAGCCAGCTTCGAAAATTTAAGCGGTTTAGTCGCAATCAACTTCAGCGACGCCAACATAAGCACCGAAATCAAAGATATTCCGGTACTCCCCCTACTGGTGGGCTTGGACTTCAACGTATCCCCAATGTCCGCCGTGTGCGCCGTCAAATATCAGTCCGAACTATGGGTATTCGACGAAATAATCCTCACCGGAGGCGCCACCACCTGGGATTTCTGCGAAACCCTAATCGACAAATACGGCATGGAGCGGCGAATCATCACCTGCCCCGACCCAACTGGCGCGGCCCGCAAAACCTCCGGCGTTGGAGCAACCGACCACTCAATTTTACGCAAAGCGGGCCTCACCGTATCAACACCCCGCTCCCCCTGGAAGATCCGCGACAAAATAACCTGCGTAAACATGGGTCTCCTCGATGCCGCCGGAACCCGCCGCATCAAAATCCACCCCCGCTGCGTGGAACTAATCAAAAGTCTGCGCACTCTAACCTATACACCCCACACAAACATGCCAAACAAAAATCTTGGCGTGGACCACTCATTCGACGCCCTTGGTTACATGTGCCTACAAGTATTCAACCTGGCCAAACCAGAAAACATGGGCTCCACCGACTTCCGCGTCTGGTGACCTATACTGGAACTACCTGCGCACACGCTGTGATGTACCAAGACAAGAACAAAGGAGATAAAAAACCCATAAAAATGATGCCCGAAAACCCCAAACCCAAAAAGAAAAAGCCCGGCAAAAAGTAATGACTGTTACCACCACAATCTGCACCGGAAGTTGCTCCAACCTATCAATTGACTTCGAGACCGACACCCTCGAAGTAACAATGATGTTTCCAGTTCCCGAGAGTGCCTACAACATCGCCTCCCTCGTCCACCGCCTAGTTGACGGCATCGAAGTAATCGTGGGTCAAGAAGAGGACGAATAATGGCAATCGACGGCGGCACAATCCACGACGGCGAACTAACGGTATGGACAGAAGGCAGCCGCACCACCACCGGCTACTTCACTTCCATCGAAGCCGTAGCCCACAACTGGGTCTTCCAGGTAACAGTTAGCGGCCTAACTGGCGGGGGCAAACAAGCCGTATTCAACTACGAAGGTTCCCTCGATGGAACAAACTGGGGCCACCTAACCGTAGTAGCAAAGAAAACCGGCGACGTCAGCACCATCGACGCAGACGGAACATACATGTACTACGCACAAAACCAACCCAGTCGTTTTATCCGGGTACACCTAATCACCCTAACCAGCACAAACACAGCAACAGTATCTGTCAAAATAGGAGCAATGTAACTTCCCTCATGACATATACCGGCGCAGTTGGCACCGTCAGCAAAAGCATCAGCGATACCCCCTTCACCCGTTCCCTCGACGCAATCGCAATGACTGCGAGCTGGAACGCAATGGCCGCCGTGACCCTCGGCTCCGACTTCATCCGCAGCCAAGCCGCCAGCTACCTCCCCCAAGAACCCCGCGAAACCGACGACGCCTGGGAATCCCGCATAGCCCGCTCCGTCCTCTCGCCCTACACCCAACGCATCATCGAAACCGCAGCTGGAGCAATCCTGCGCAAACCCATCCACATCGAAGGCGACGACTACTGGAAAACCTTTTCAGAAAACGTAGACGGTCTCGGCTCAGACCTAAATGAATTTGCCCGCCGCATTTTAGTATCCAGCCTGACCTACGGCCACAGCGCAATCCTCGTTGACTACCCCCCAGCCAGCGTTGCCCTCAGCCTCGCCGAAGAACGCGCACTGGAACGCCGCCCCTACTTCGTCCCAGTCGAAGCACCCCAAATCTGGGGCTGGCGCCAAGAAACCACACTACCAACATCCCCCCTAACGCAAGTCCGCATCCACGAATACACCACCCAACCGCAAGGCGACTTCGGCGAAACGCAAGTGGAGCAGATGCGCGTCATCTACCCCGGCAGCTACGACTTATACATCCAAGGCCAAAACAGCTTCATTCTGCACGAATCCGGCGAATTCACCCTCCCCGAAATCCCCCTAGTACCCATCTACGCCAACCGCCTAGGGATGTTACGTTCCCAACCACCACTTCTTGACATTGCAAATCTTAACATTACCCACTACCAACGCCAAGCCGACCTAATCCACGCACTCCACGTCGCCGCAATGCCCATCCTGATCCTAGAAGGCTGGGACATGGACACCAACGAAGTATCGGTCGGCGTAAATTACGCCCTAGCGATGCCACCAGGCAACAAAGCCTATTACGTGCAGTCGGACGCCACAAGTTTTGCCGCCCAAGCAGCAGAAATAACAGCAATCGAAACCCAAATGTCCACTCTGGGCATCACAAAACTGTTCGGCCAGAAATTTGTAGCCGAATCCGCCGACTCCAAGCGCATCGACCAAGCCCAATCCAACTCCGTCCTAGCTGTCCTCAGCATGGAGGTATGTTCTGGCCTCAAACGCGCCTTCAAAATGGCCTCCCAGTATGTAGGCATCGAGCCCCCTGAAATATATCTGGATCGTGATTTCGACTTCTACCGCCTCATCGGCCAAGACATAACCGCAATCACCGACCTCAACACCAAAGGCAAACTATCCGACCAGACCCTGCTCGAAATCCTCCGCCGAGGCGAAATCCTCCCAGACGACCTCGACATCGAAAACGAACTGGAACGCATCCAAGACACCCAAACTGCATACGAAGAACCTGATGAAACCTCACCAGAACCGGAAAACGAAGTGGAAACTGAACCGGCCCCCGAAACATTACAAACCAACCAAATCGACCAGCTTATTGAATTATTGTCGCGCTAATGAGCACCAAAAAAGATAATCTTGTCTTAAGTGTAGTCACATCTATCATACGCTTAACAAAGCGTGTAGACGCCCTAAATAACATTTTATCCGGCAAAACAGACCCCACCTCTACCAAAGGCAACACAGGCGACTGGTACATAAACACAAAAACTTACGAACTGTTTGGCCCAAAAACAGAAACAAGTTGGGGGACCGGCTTACCTCTATCAGGCGGTGCCCGTCAAACTGAACTAACAGTTGGCGGCTCAACAGGAAGTACTGTAGGAGAAACAGGTCCCGCCGGACCAACCGGACCAGCAGGACCACCTGGAGCCACCGGAGCAACAGGACCTACCGGCCCCACCGGAGCAACAGGTGCAACTGGAGCCACTGGCGCAACGGGAGAACAAGGTCCAGCGGGCGCCCAAGGCCCACAAGGAATCCAAGGTCCCACAGGTTTAACAGGCCCCACAGGCGATACTGGCGCAGCCGGTCCCACAGGCGCAACCGGACCTCAAGGCGAGACCGG